TTCCATAAGTTGTTACTAGGTCTGTGCCAGATGAATTTGTAAAAGTTGCTGTCCAAGTGCCTTGACTAAGTGTGATTGAATCCCCAATTGTTCCGTTAAATGTTCCTGCACTAATTGTCCCTGCGTTTGCTATCCCACCTGAAGCAGTTAAAGCCCCACTTACAGTAGTTGTCCCATCACTCGCCAGCACCAGATTATTACTGCTAGAACTAGAGTGCTTGATGTTGGTTACTTTTATTTCAGAACTCATGTTATTGGACTCCACTTTTGTTTGTCTTCATCCCAACTATATCTTTTACCATCATTAGGGTAAACAACTGGGGGTTCCCATTGGCAAGTATCGTTATTTAAACTCCAGCTTTCATGTGGTTTGGGATGAATAAATGCGTCTTTTGTTGCATCATAAGTACCACCAATAATAGCATTATTTTTACGATAACCATCCTCTCTGAATTCTTTGCATTTTTCTGAATCTATATGAGAATCATTAACACAAACAACATTGGTAACTACATTATTTTCATCTAGTATTGCTGTTGTTTTCATTTGGCAACCCTTATAATTACGATTCCGCTTCCTCCTGCTAAATTAGATCCAGAAGTTCCTTGTCCTCCTGCTCCACCTCCTGTGTTTGCTGACCCTGCAACTCCGTCACCTCCAGTAGAAGTACCTCCACGGCCTCCTCCACCAGATCCACCAGTGCCGAATCCAGACGAAGAACGAATCATCCCTCCTCCTCCACCTCCAAAAACTCCAGAATCACCATAAGTAGTTCCAAAAGTAGCACTAACGTCTATACCATTACCCCCGTTACCCGCTTGACCTGAAGAAGCATTTCCTCCTACTGCCCCTGATCCTGCACCTCCTCCTCCTCCAGTTGAATAGCCGGGGCTAGTTGTGTCATTACTTCCCCCTGCATTTCCATAATTATTTATTGTTCCACCACTAAAAGAAGTGTGGCTCGTGTCTTTAATTGAAGAACCTCCACTACCAGAACTATCAGAAGAACCAGCACCACCTCCTGACCCCCCATCTATTGCAGTCGAAGATGAACTTCCTCTACCTCCGCCTATTGCTTGGTATTGAACTGTAGATCCGTCAGAATGTTTAAAAAAACTATCTCCACCGTTGGCATTAGCAGAGCCAGTTCCTACAGTAATATAGTATTCAGCCCTATTAGAAATAATTACCCCTGTGTGGGTAATAACCTGTCCTCCACCAGCACCTGCCGAGTAGGTTGTTGATCCTCCTCCAGCGGAAACTATTAATAAATCAATTTCTACTGTGCCTAGTGGTCTAAATTTATAAGAGCTAGAACCATCACCAGCAGTAAATACTATTAAATCATATCCGCTGACTGCTGAACTGTTAATTGTTGCCCCAGCAGTTTCATAATCTCCGTAAGAATCAAAATAAACCCATTTTGAACCATTATAAAATTTAAATTTGTTTTTAGAACTATCGTAATATATCTCTCCAGTAGAAGCTGAAGCAGGTTGGCTAGAAGGAGTTAATTTTAAAACACTCATACGATCACCAATGTTCCTGTAACGGTTAAACTTCCATTTGTACCTATTGTCACTGGCCCCGCCATGGTCGCCCCGTAGTTCGCCGGGATTGTCACCGCATGGTCGATCTGGGCGTCATGCATAGCCACCCCGTCCTTCACGATAAACAACTTGTCGTCCACGGTATTGATGTTCTGGTTCACATAATGCCCCCAAGAATCAGAGTCCCCGAGGATCGGTTTCCGGAGGGCCACGTTCGACGTCGCTATGTACTCCGCCGAGGTCGTTGTGACTGACCCGCCCATGCCTGAGTGCCCTGAACAGTAATAATACAAAGTCGCCGGGGTCGAGGACGTCACGCTTATTTCCGTGTATGCCCCAGAGGATCCAGGCGTCCCGTTCGTAGTCACGCCGGTCGTATACTCGGACCCTGAGTTGTGGGTCCCGTCCGAGGTCGTGGAAAACCTCAGAGGGTGAGTCGCATTAGACGAATCGGACTGGCTGAACCGGTACGTTATGTCGTGGCCTAGTTCCAAAGCCGGGACCGAGTACCCGTCGATCTCGTACTTCGAGCTAACCACTTTTACTTCAAATATGTATGTAGCCATCAGCTAACCTGGGGGACTTTTGCAAGGATTATAAAATTGACCACAAAGTAAGGGCCGACAATATTGTGAGGCTGGTCGCCACCGGTGTCAGCATTTGACACGGTAGTCGTCACGGTGTGTTTATGTGTCAGGTCCGGAATTGCGTGAACGTGCCCGGAGTCAGACACATTGGCGTTGGCCGTGGTGATAGATGCATACCCGCCTACATGATAATGGAAGGGTCCTGACGCCACACTCTGACCTTGTCCATAAGGGGTATTAAATGTGACAATATTCCCGGTCCCGTCTTGGCTATAATTTGAACCAGAGGGGAATGTACTCCCCTGCAAATAAACAGTACCGTTCCCATGGCCGTGTCCTGAGTCTGAGACGTTGGCAGTCCCAGAGACCACATTTGTAGAGGCGTTAGAGTTTACATTTGAACCTGGCGTCCTGGGGTCCTCGTCTGAGACCGTTGATGTGACGGTCGGAGTGTGAGAGTGAGACGGAAGTTCGTTTGGTGTTAAGGTGTGGCTTTCGGAGTCACTTGATGAGCCAGCATTTCTGGACGTGCTAGTGAATGAAGACCGGCCATTGGCGGTCTGGTTATTCACGTACCCCAGTGGCAGACGCCCCCTCAGATCCGGGAGACGGAAGTTTCCGGATCCCGCATTTGAAGAGGGGTCCAGTTGTGTTTGAAGGGGTGACAGTACCGAATAAAGGTCCGGGTAAGTCGTCTGAGAGACGGTACTCCCATCGCAGATCAGCCAAATCCCGGTGTGGGTCGTCGTCGGGGCCGTTGACTTGGGCCACATATGGATCAGACCGATGGGGCTGACGTCGCCGACAAAATCATCGACGACCTGGAGGGCGGAATTTGTCAATCCACCCCATGAGTTTCTTGAGCCCCCGACGGTCGGGAGGGTGATATTCAGTGAGTTGGTCGGCATCAGTCTATGTTAATTTCTGTCCATGTTGTCGTCACGTCATCGATCCCGTCCCAGGCTAACACCCCAAAACCGGAACCATCCGCCGTGGAGGATATATTCGCCCGGGCGAAGTTATAGACCAGGGTCGGCTGGCCTAGGGTTGTTGTGGTCGATTGATGTATTGCTACAATAGTTCCTGCAAAGGTTAAGACCGGGACCGCCGTCGTGGTGGCCGTTGTTGATATATCTGCCACGCCGAGCAGGACCTTGGTCCCTACCGCCGTGGTGGAGGATGTGGCCGTTATGCTGGCCTGGTCTGACCCTCCGAGGCCCCACTGGCCCTCTCCCCAGTTGCCTAAACCCCAGGACATCAGTCGAGAGAGACTTTCAGGTTCCCGGCTGAAATTTTAAACACGTCACCCGAGGATATCGTCTTGGTCGTCGTTGACCCTCCGGAATCCGTCAGGTTCACGGCACACAACCAGTTCCCGCTGGTCGAGGCGTCATATATGGCGACATGGCTGACCGTCCCCCAAGTGGATCCCGCCTCCGGGAATGTTATATCTCCCGAGGTGACAACTTGCTTGGTCGTCCCCTGGGTTGCAGGGGAGGAAAAGGTCGCCGATTGCCTGGCGTATCCTGTCCCGGTCACCTCAGAGAGGGAACCAGTCGCATCACTCTCGGTCGGGGCGGATGTCAAAAGGCCCACATAAACCGTGGAGGGTGACGCAAAAGAGTCAGGGTTCGCCCGGAATACGAAGTCCAGGACCTTGCCCTCGAGGTAGTCAGAGAAACTCATATCAGCCTATTCGTGTGATTGAGGTTTGCGGTGTCCGTCCGGAAAATCGGGCATCGATGTCATGCTGAATGATTTGCTGGATGGCTTGTTCAAAGTAGGTATTAAAAGTCGTCGTCACGTTCTGGTCGCCCAGGTAAGGCCCCGCTTGTTTAAGGGATCCGTACAGATAGGCGTCTGGGTGATACTCGATCAGCCAGTTTGTTGTGTTCACCGAGGTCAGGCTCGGGATTGTCCGGAAGTATGCGATCTCGATTGTATGATCCGTATCCGGTGTCGGGTAAAATTCTATTTGCTGGCCCAGATGGGCATAAAATAAGGGTTTACCACTGGTGTTACTTGCTTGTCTTTTTTCGTCCATCACGTCCGGCGTAATCTGGGTCAACGCCGTCGGGGGATCCGTATTCAGTTGGATGTTCCTCAACGCCACCATCGATGATGGAGGCTTGATGTACTGACCATTCAGAGTCGCCGTCGCCCGGGTGATCATCCTCCGGTCCCGTAACCTCCGGGAAAGCTCGGTCTCGACGATCCCCATCCAGGTCGGGACGACGCTGGCGAGGTCGTCACGGTTCAGGTAATCCTGGACGTTATCGATCAAAGATTGATAGTCGGTGATCTTCGCCAATTAAAGCGTTCCTTCCCAGACTCGAAAAGGTTTATTCTCGAAATCGTTCAGTTTTTTCCGGAGGTATTTTTTCCACTCCGGGTGGCTCAGTTTGTTATGGCGGGCATGGCGTCGCCATTTGTGGTACAAGACCTGGGGGATCTCTGCGACCTTCCGCCAGGAGTTTAGGTTTCCTCGTTTATCGAAGGACGGCAATTGGGCCTCCTTCATGGATTTGACGGTCTCGATGACCGGTTGAACGTCCTGCTTCCTTCGGTAGATGATGGCCCGCCCGTTATCGGACGGGTCCGTCACTACTTCGGACAGGACTCCCCCGGTGTGGGAGAGTATTGTCCTTCTAGCCATTATGCGTCAGTACAGTCGGCGATGATGGCGTGTGTGGCCTCATTATCAACCTGAACGCCCGCCTCAACATAGACGGCCTCGGTGACACCGTCTCCGATTGCCCCCATCGGTTTTCTCTCGAAGTTCCGGAGGTATGCGACCCGTGCATATTCAGGGTTAATCAGGAAGACGTCTCGTTCCCGGTTGAAGTTGTCCGGCATCACCTCGAGGTCTCCAAAATCGGAGGCGACGACGGTGACGGATGCCCCAACCTGGTTAGCGTCAATCATCCTTCTCATGTTGGTCGAAGACTCATCGAAGGCAGAGATTTTGCCCTTGTTGAAAGGCCCGCATAAGAGGATCGAAGGTTTTTGGGATGAGTTCCCGAAAACTTGTTGCATGGCCGAGTTGATCATGGCCTTGGTCAACGCCCTCTTCGTGCCATCGGTGATGGTATCAGACCCGTCTCCAGTGGCGACGGCGGGGGATCCGGCGGAACCCAGAACCTTGTTCGAGGTCAGCCAGGATGAGAAACCGGCGGTCGTTCGGACCGTGGTCGCATTCCCGGTGTTCTTTGCCGTCTTGGCGAAAAAGACTGTTTCTAAATCAGTCTTGAGTGCCCGTACCACTAACTGCATTTGATGAGCCATGGCGTCTGCATAGCCCGCCTGGGTGGAGGCCATCGTTGTGCCGGTGATTGTCGCATTCCTTGTGAGAATGAGACACTGATTCGCCCGACGGGTTGTGCCGGTCGATGCCTGTCTGGAAATGGCGTCACCTTCAAGGGCCCCGGTTCCGGATGCACTGGGAAGGGACTGGACCAACCAGTCAAAGTTTGGCTGGGTCACCTCACGGGTCCCAACGGCCTGGATTCCGGGCGTTGCTTCCGGGCTGATCTCGTAGATGATATCAGCAAGATCCTCACGGATCTCGTTCTTGGCCCCGGTCGTCGCATAAGTATCATATGCGTTCGTAATTTTAGTCATTATGCACTCCTTTTGAGTATTTCAGAGATCGCCTTGGTGGCGTCGTCTGGTTTTCCTGTTTTTGCTAATTGCATCTTTGCCCGGCGGTACTGGGAAACCCGTCTCTGGGGTTGTTGTCCCCCAGGGCGAAGTGTCGCCACCCCTTCCGGCCCTCGTTGCAATTTTGTTTTTCCTTTTTGCGTCATGGAGTCAAAGAGGAGACTTTTCCTCATGAGGGCAATCGCCCTAGCATCTCCTATGGAATCCATCTCCTCGGCTGAATAGCCCAGGCTGACCCCGTACTCTCGAATGGCCTGTTTCTCTTTAGTTGCGACGGTCTCGTCACGCCACTCGGGTATCAGGTTTGTCAGTTTCTCGGATTCCCTCTGGAGGTACTCCTGACGTTGAAGATTTGCGTCTCGCACCCGTTCCCCATCGACTCGTTGGAGTTCCGCCTGGGCCTGTGATCTTTGGGCCAGGAGGTCCCGGTAGTCGTCCTTCGCCTTCATATAGGCAAGGGGATCCGTCTCGAACAGTTCCTCAGACGGAGG